TTCAAATACCTTTTTCATAACCGTATATTTTTAGTGTTACTTCAAGAAATATTCTCTGATGTCGTACACACCATCCTTGTCTTTCAACAAATCGAGTGCAAGGTGGTTGGCATACTTAACCAGATGCTCAGTGCCAATGTCCTTTACGTCATCCTTTCCGAGTATCTTGGCAATAGTGCATCCATGGTCGCTTACAACCTGATTCATAGCAACGTAAAGAGCATAGTCGTTACAGTAAGGCTTCTCCTCTGTCGCAAGTCCTAGACCAGTCATAGCATTGAGCCATGTCTGCATATCCCATGTTGCAGATGG